ATAAATCTTGTTTAGATATTTCGTGCTGTAATGCGTGCCATAACTTTAACGTTACAACTGCGTCTTGTTCTGCATACTCACCAACCAATGGCGCCGGCAGTCTCCACATTTCTGACTTGGGATTGATACCCCATTCTTTTGCTGCCTCTTGTAAAATCTTTTCGTTCTTACCCATGCCTACATATTCTTTACCAAGTGCATTCAATGCATAACCCCATCTGTTTTCATCTATCAATGATGCAGCAATCAATGTGTCAATGATACCACCACGGATTTGAAAACCCATAGAACGTATCCAGGATACATCGTACATTGCATTGTGAAATATTTTTGTAGCGTCGGTGTGTAAAACTTCTTCGAACCAATCTAATACTAATGCGCGGTCCATGTTCCCACCACCTTCGTGATTGATTGGGAAGTAACCTGACCATCCTTCAACTGCAACTGCAATACCAATTACTTCACCGTCACCGCGTACAGAACCAGATCCCATTGTTAATAAATTTGGATCTCTTGTTTCTAGGTCGATTGCAATTTCTTTGCGGTCAGATAAATCTGGTAAGTGTGTCGGTGGAACCCATTCTGTTTCGGGTTTGAACATTGGAACCTGTAATGGTTTAGGCATAATCTCTCTCTATTATCATTTCTATGTAATGTATCGCCTTCTCTAAATCTTGCTTGCCGCTGCCCTTATGAGGGTGTCTCATAATATACTTTATAGCATTTCCCTCAGCAAATAACAATTTGTTTTTATTGATGAATTCCGCGGGTTGTATCTCGTATCGGTTGTAATGACTACCACCAATTTGTTTTTTTAACGACTTCATAGCACGTATGCCCTCTCATAGTTTCTTGGTTCTAAAATATGTAGTTCTTGTTTTGCTCTTGTTACTGCTACATAAAATAACCTGTGTAGCTCGTCTGGTTCCCGATCATTCTGATCAACACTAGACTTAGTAATATCAGGAAGTAATAATACATTATCCGCTTCACCTCCTTTCGCTCCGTGTATAGTTGACATTGTAATTCGTGGTGTCTGTGAAATCTTTTCTTTGTTCGCTAACATGTTTCGTATGTAGTTCTCTGTGTTTGTATCTATCTTTGTAAATGCTTCGTACCAAACTTTATCAGTTAATAATCCGTGATCCGCGGTGCAGTCTTCTTGTGTATATGTCAAATCATTGTTCATCGTTTTACCGGTGCGATAACCGCGTGTTACGTTGTCACCAAGATAAGAATAAATATTTTTTATTTGTATGACATTTAACATACTGCCCTTTGACCATTCTTGCCAATGTTGTATAGCCATCAATAAATCTACAGGTATAGAGTTTCGTCCTTTGTGAGAAAAATACCACCCCTGCAGCTCACATAAATCTTTTACATCATCTAAAAAATAATTTGCAGATGCCAACACTAACCATTCGCCTTCGCTCATATCAACTTGTGTAATGTCTGAATACCTGTTCAATTTACCAATAGCTTCACGTGGCTTGTATGTTTTGTCAAAACGATTGTTAACTCGTTCGATTATACTTTGTGATAGCTCATGTATAGGTCCACCAGGTATACGGTAGGATTGTTTTAGTGTGTCGATCTGATCTACTTCTTCTTTAAGAGCGATAAAAGAATCAACATCAGCACCAGCCCATTTAAATATAGCTTGATCATCGTCCCCTGCAATGTAGGTCTTGTCAGCTTTCGACCAAAGAGACCTGACCATTCGCCACTGCAAAGGTGAGAGGTCCTGTGCCTCGTCAATAAATAATACGTCAAAAGATGGTGATACATCTTGTTCAACAAATCTTTGTAACATGTCAGCATAATCTATCATCCCTTTCTCTTGCTTATACCGCTTTAGTTCTCGGTCTAATAAATACAATGTATCGCGTTCAATATCAAGATAGTGGTTGTTATCGTCGTACAAATCCATAACATCGCGCTCTGTAACTCTAGCCTTGTTTATCAATGATAGATATTCGTTGTCAGATGTAAATGTACCATCAGAATCAGAGTTGTTTGCATGTTGTAATCTTATGCTGATACCAACCTTAGATCCAAAGTCTTTGTAGTCACGTGTCTGCATAACCTGCTCACGTTTTACACCTAGTGTTCTAAATGCCAGCGAGTGTAGTGTCCTGAAGAAAGGCAGATCATCTTGTGCATCAAGATTAAACTTCTCTGCAGCTCTGCCTGATGCTTCTTCTGCAGCTTTACGTGTAAAAGAAAAGTATCCTATTCTTTTAGAATCAACACCTGCTTTTAAAAACTGATCTACTAAATCTAATAGTGTAGTTGTTTTACCTGTACCTGGTGGTCCTAAAATAATTGTTTTCATTAGAACGGACTCTCTTGATATGTAACATGAGACACATCTGGTTTGTATGTCTTCATCGCTTTGATCTTAACGACTCTTGGTGTTTGATTCTTTAGAGTCATTCTAACTTCTTCTTCAAATATTTTTAGTTGCTTAATTAAATTACCTGTTTTTATTTTATCTAGTTCCCAGTTATTTCTTTTTGCAAAACTGTAAAAGTCTTCCATTCTAAAGTATGTGTAGCCCTCGTCAGTCCATGCAGCTTTATTAAGTATGTCATCTTTTGTACGCGCTATCGCTCTGTGCACTGTAAAGTCATACAATAAATTTTCTATTTGGTTTTGTGGACTCAATGATTCAAGAGGTTCTATTTCTTGTAAATTACCCATCAAAGGTTTTACATAAACCTCTCTCCAATCTTTTGCTTTAGGTATTGGTGATACAATGTTTGCTTGATCTAATACTGCTATCGCAAACAAATTAGGATTGTGTAATTGTTCTGTTTTTAGTTCTACTCTCTTGCTGTCTACATCTAAAAACCATTGTGGTGGATTAGAATTAATTTTTGACAGTGTACCAAACTCTGGCATCTGCTCTTCTTCAAAACCTACACCAAACTTTTTAGTTCTACATTTCGCAGCATTGCACACACCGCATATTGGTTGATCTTTACACCTGTATTTATCATAGCCACGTTTACCAATAGAATTCATTAATTGTTTTACTTCTTGAAAGCTTAATGGTGGGTCCATGTACTTTTGATTAGACGACATCACATCGTTCTCCCATGTGTCTGGGTTAGCCTGCTTGTGATACACAGCTACATTAAATAATGCATTGTTTCGTGATCCTTCACCAAAACCTTCGTCCGCTAATTTATTTAAGCAAGGCGGTCCATCTTTAAATGCTTCGTTAGTTTCAACTTTTTTTACAGCAACTATCGCTTCTATCTGTTCTCGTGTCTGTACCCATTCATCATATATAGAATAGAATGATTCTAAACTAGCGGCGTTTCCCTCTGCATCAAAAGTGTAGCGCAATCCCCTAATGCCGCCGTGGTATGGTAAGTTTAAAAAGTTTCCTGTATCACCACGTTCAACTAATATTTCAGTTTGTTTCGGAAATATCTCACTGCCTGCATAACCTAAAGCTTCTGACATCATCTTTAGTTTTGACTGCATTAATGCAGCCGGTATGTATTCTGTTGCAAATAAAAATAAATGTGCACCACCAGATTTTGATCTAAATGTTATTAATGGGAATTTATGGGACTTAATAGAAGCTGTTATTTTTTTGTGATCTAAGCCTTTATACTCGTCAACATCAATACAACCCCAACGACACTCGTTTTTTTCATTAATAGGTATAACACCTAGTGCAGGTTCCTTACCATCAAGATGGTCTTGCCAAAAAGTATCTGGTATTGGTTCACGTTTTATAAATGCTTTTCCTATAGCCTTGCCTTTGTCTGTAGTTTCACCAGATAAAATCAATTGTCCATAGGCACTATTGTTGCCTTCAAATATATCCTTAAACTTTTGCACTATGTGGATTTCCTCTTGGTCTGCCTGTTGGAACGTATTCTTTTCTAACTATGCTACATTTGTAACCGCAATATTTTTTATTCTTTTGTGAGGGGTGATGTATTTTAAATTTTTCACCACATTTTACACATGTCTTTTCTTCATCAATCATATATAATCCTTTCTCGTAGCCCCCAGTACGGGGGAGTAAACTAGGGGCTACACCATGGTTAAAACGGTACGTCTTCCTTAGATTCTGTACTGTCATTACCATGTTTTGCCTTCACGTCTCCCGTAGAAACACTATCAGCAAAACTTTTTGCGGACTCGTACATCGCTTTGTCTTGTACAGGTCCAACCTTTTCAACACTCCAACCAAACCAAGTTCCCTTGTCGTTTGATTGCTCTACTGTTTTAAGGTTATACACGTGACTGTAAGCCGCTGGTGTAAACAAACCATTCTTACCTTTTAGTTTGATACTGGCCATCATTGCATTCCAATTACGACTCACTTTAAGTTGAGTTGACTTCATAGAAATCAATGCTGTTTGCATATCTTCAGTCAATACAAAGTATGACGCTGTGTTTTCAAGATAGTTACCATTGTCTAGTCTATCTTTATAACTTGCATCACGTTTAGATTGCTTAATGATACCGCTATTGGCCGCATGAATTGCAACAGGAGCACTTGTGCCCTGTCCTCTATCCGACCACTCAACATACTCACGTTTATAATAACATGGAATTATGTTGATACCTTTCTCACCATCATATGTCTGCTTAGTCACGGTATTAAATATCATACCTGGCTCTGCGCCTTCTACATACTTGGCATCCCGTTTGTTTGTCTCGGGTGACAGTTGTCCTAACACTCGTAAGAATGGTAAAGCAAAATCTTCCGCTCCCATTTCTCCTATTGCAGTGTTAGCGTCTTGTTCGAACATGCTCGCTAGAGCTACGTCCGTCTTCTTTTTTTCTGCTACTTGGTTCATGGTTCTTGTCTCCTTATTCATGATTTCCGGCTAATTTTTGTTTGATCCTTCACAAAAGTGTGAAAGAAATCCGAGGGCATATCGAGGCCGGCCTCAATACGCTCCCGGTAAAGCGCCTTCAAAGTCATAGGTTCTACCTTTTGTTTTTGGGTAGGCTCATAACCTTGTTCGGCGGCAAGGTAAAGCATCTGCTCCGCCTTGTTATCTTCGCCCTTCCCGAACTGTACAGCAATCTCATTTTTAATAAGATCACCTAGTCCGTTCTCACGAAGCCATGTATACGCTGATTCGACCGAGTCTTTTTTTACAGTGCAACTGTAGGATTTTCTAACCTCTACACCGCTACCGTCAGCGAGTTTCAAAGATGATAGCCCTTGCTCTGCTAGCAAGTTAGGTATCACCTCCGAAGAAATCTTGTCTGCCTGTTCTTTTTTGTATTTAATTTTTTCTTCTAGCTCAGCTATTTCATTTTCGAATGCTTGTAATTCTTTGCAAGAATCAGCTAGTGTTTGGATATCTGTTCTTTCAATCAAATTTTGTTGATCGTCTTCTAAATCGTCTAATGTAAGTGTACTCACTCTACTTCTCCTTTCTGATATATATCTATCCGTAATGGATAATATGTTTGTTCTCTTTTATCCCACTTTAATAAATTAAATTGTCCATTTGTATTGTCACTGACAATAGCTGTAGACAATCCAATTACCGCAGGATCACCTGTACATAAAATGTAATCGTTAGGTGTAAAATCTTTTAAGTTCTTTTTCATTTTAAAAATGAAAGGTGTAGAACTAAAGATCATCTGTGATAATTCTGGTAAACAAATCACTAAGTTACCAAACTCTGCCGCCCCAAGAATATTCATATTCTTAGGTGGGTGTTGTAGTACGTAAACTAAAGGATCGTTAGGTTGAGCTTCTTTATAATCTAAAAAATCTACTAAACTTCTACGATCGTATAGCTCAAATATCTTGTTCCTTTGTTTCATCATTATCACTTTCTGCTTTCTGTGTAGCTTCGTTGAGTTTGTCTGTCAACTGCGCAATTTGTAATTCTAAATTTAAAATATCATTGTTACGTTTTTGCAACATACCTAATAAAGAATTTACTGTTTTTTGTTCGTCCATAACTTTCTCCGTTTTATCGTTGACTTTGAATATAAGTATGATTATATAAATGTCAAGAAAGAATATATGATAAAACATTATAAGTTTAAAACTAAGCCTTACGAGCATCAACTCAAGGCATTAGAAAAGTCGTGGGCCCAGAAAACCTACGCTTTATTTATGGAAATGGGTACAGGTAAATCCAAGGTCCTCGTTGATAATATAGCAATGCTGTATGATAGAGGCGCGATCCGCGGTGCATTAATCGTAGCACCTAAAGGTGTGTACAAAAATTGGCACGATATAGAGTTTCCTGTACACTTACCAGACCATGTAGATCATACAAAAGTATTATGGGAACCAACACAAACAAAGAAAAAACAGGCTGAGTTAGATACATTATTTGATGACAAAGGTGATCTTAAGATATTGATAATGAACATAGAAGCATTTTCTACGTCAAAAGGTCTGGACTTTGCTCACCGTTTCCTTAACATATTCCTTGGGAAAGCTTTAATAGGAATTGACGAATCAACGACAATCAAGAATCCGACAGCCAAACGCACAAAAAATATATTAACAATAGGGAATCTAGCGTCGTATCGTAGAATATTAACAGGCTCCCCTGTAACCAAATCACCTCTTGATTTATATAGTCAATGTGAATTCCTGGACCCTTATCATTTAGGTCACGAATCTTATTATTCATTCCGTGCACGTTATGCAAACATGATGAAAAGAAATTTTGGCGGACGTCAAGTACAACTTGTTACAAGCTACAGAAGATTAGATGAACTTGCTGACAAACTAGAAAAGTTTTCTTATCGCGTGTTAAAAGAAGATTGTTTAGATTTACCACCCAAAGTATTTACGACACGTACTGTAGAAATGACACCTGAGCAACAAGAAAAATACTACACTATGAAGAGAGCTGCGATTGCAGAACATGACGGTAAGATTATGAGCTCAGCAACAGCACTAACAACGTTATTACGACTACATCAAATTACATGTGGCACATTTAAAGCTGACGACGACACAATTATACATCTTAAAAATAACAGACTCACAGCTTTGATGGATTGTCTAGAAGAAACTGAAGGCAAGGTTATAATATGGGCAACTTACCGTGAGGACATCAGAAAAATAGTCGAATCTTTAAAAAAAGCTTACGGAGAAGCCTCTACAGTCGAATATCACGGTGGAGTGGATGCTACCCTTCGCCAGGACCACATTGCTCAGTTTCAGCAAGTTAAGGGCCCTACACGCTATTTCGTCGGAAACCCCTCTACTGGAGGGTATGGAATTACCTTGACTGCTGCAAACACAGTTATCTACTATTCCAACAGCTATGATTTAGAAAAAAGATTACAATCAGAAGATCGTGCGCATCGTATCGGCCAGACTGGCAGTGTAACTTACGTGGATTTAGTATCAGAAAAGACTATAGATGAGCGTATAATTAAAGCACTTAAGGACAAAGTAAACATTGCTAATGAAATCATGGGAGAAGATATTAAGGATTGGATCTAAAGAATTATCGGTTCGTACGCTGTTCGGCCTTCTATCTTCTTTGCTTGCAATACTTGTTTGCGCCCTGTTTCTGGTTCTCTTTTCGCTGAGCAATGCACCCATCCAGAATTTGGATCAACACCATCATAGAACTCTAGTATTAACTGATCAAATTCACAATTTTTTGTAATCCACGTTGCAAGTTCCTTGTTGTCAACTCCATTTATCTCAAAGTCTGCTGCCTCACCCTTGGCATGTTGTGACTTAGACGAAGAACCGATAGCCTCGCACAACGCTGGGCTTCTATAGCCTGAAGATATCATAACCGGTTTACCAAAATGCTCTCGCACTGGTTGTAGGATGGCCTCCGCTAGGTGAATAAGATTATTAATCTCCGCGGTCCCCGGTTCATTATTAATATTCTTACGTACCGCTGTTTGAGATTTAGTTAGCTCTGCTAGTGTAAAGTTATTTGATAAGTTCATGATACCATTCCTAATAATGTTTCTATAAATATTAATCCTACAGCCCCCACTGTAGATAAAACAACCCAATAGATCGTATCTATTTTACCACCCAATTTTTCTACGTCTTCGTGTACGTGTGTAATTTTGTCGTCAAGATGTTTGAGGTGATTTGTTTTTATTAATTCTATTTCACGCTCTACGCCTTTGACATGACCATACAGAGATATAATGTGTTCTCTTTCATCCTCTGGTGTTATGCCTTTTACTGTGTCCATATTAACTTCCAAATATTGAGTCAGTGGAGCCAAACACTTGTTGCCCCCGCGCTGCTGTTTGATTTAAATTAGTTCCTATTGTAGGGGATGTCAAACCTAAATCCTGTAATGGTTGCGTTGGAAGTCCTGAGAATGGTTCAGACACCCTAGATCCTAGTGATGTTCTATACGGGTTTTCTATTAGTGGTAAATCTCCAACTAGACTGACTCTGTTAAATCTTCTTACTAAATTTTTTATAAACTCACGAGCTCTCCTGTAGTTGTCAGGCTCACCAATAGCTCTAGCGTTATCTCTAAATGCTTTTTCAATATTTTCTGATGGTACAAATGGTTTAAATTGTGCTCTTCTTATAGCTCGTAGTTGTGTGTCAGACACACGGTCTGCAAATGTTTTGTTTAATTTTTCAGTGCTAGCTCCTAGTGTTCTTGCTGCATAGTAATCATCAAACATTCTTTTTTGTACTCTGTGCATAGCTTGGTTTGCTACCAGGTATTGATCTACAATTTGTTCTGCGCTAACTGGTCCACCTTTTAATAGTGGTCCTGTAAACTCACGACGTGCATCATTTAATCCTGTTCTAAAATCTGCAATCTTAAATTTCATAGCTGCAACAGGATCAACTTGCACTGCTCTAAAACCAGCAATACCCAATGCCTCATCTAAAAACTCGTACGTTCTACCATATTCATCAACTTCTTCTGTTACTGCTTGCTTCATTCTAATAACCGCGGGCAACGATCCAGGCACAACTGTTGCACCTAAATGTTTTATTGACTCCATAAACTTGTCACCCATTGGTGTTTCATCTGTCCATAGTCTACGACCAGATTGTGTTCTACCGTTTCTACCTAAGATAGGTGAGATGTCTGCAATAGCTGATGTCCAAATAGATTCACTAACAAATGGTGATGCAGTTTCTTTTGTTGCATCAATCATAGATGTAAGTAATTCTTTTTTAATATCGTCTTCTGCAATACCTTTTTGCAAACCATTAAACATTGTTGTCCACGGTCTAATCATTGCATCGTATGCGTTAGCATGAGAAAAATCTACATATTTTAATTTACCGTCATCACCTCGCACCGGTACAAGTGTAGAGTTCTTAGACCACTCAGGTACGAAACGTCTAAGCGCCTGCATCTCATCTTCTGTTACATTGTATATTGCTTTCATACCCTCTACAGTTGCATAAGGCACACCTACAACAGTTGTACCAAAACCAAGAGCTCGTTTCATAGCTATTGATCTAAACGGATATACTGTACGTCCATCGTCAAGCACATGTGGTGTATTAAATTCTTTCATAATACGACCCATAATATTAAAACTAGTTCTGTATATTTCTGCAGGGAACGATACGAAGTTACCAAACGGTAACTGTCTTAAACTTTTAACAAAGCTACTAACCATGTCATAGTTAGGTATGTTATTACGAACGATCTCAGCAGCTTCATTGTCTAATAAATCGTCTGTATATTTCATGCCGTATTTATCGTACACTTTTTTAAGGCGCCCACGCTCCATGGCAAACGATGATATTTTCCAAAAGTCATCTTCTGCTGTGTACATATCTTCTGTCCATTTTTTGACCTTAGACAGTTTACGCATTTGATCTTTTAATTGTTGCGTACCGGTAAACGACTCACCAAAGTTTACATCGTTTAATAATTTCTGTAAGTCTCCTAATTTAACACCACTGTTCACAACACCCAATCTTAACAGCTCACGATATCTGTCGTTTGCCTGACGTGTACCAGGTATATTTGTTTGCAGCATACCAAACGCTTCTTTAAATGCTGTTCTGCTGTCGTCAATACTAACAGTTAGTCCTGGTATCAAACCATTTGCTGTAGCAAATGCACCTGCAGATATAAAGTTACGTGCGTGTGTGATAGGGCTTAAAATTGTTTTTGCCATTTGTGATGTTGCTTTTGGATACAATACAAAGTTATCATACAGTTGTTTTAATGTGCCATTGTCTCTTGCCAACATACCAGCTTCTTCAATAGCTTCTGCTACACCCCTTTCTGCATATAAATCATGCAACGGGTTTGTAATACCTGCTTCAATAGAACGACTCTCGTCTATTTTAATTTGTTTTACATTCTTACCTAACTCATTCATTGCTTCTAGTTCTGTTTCTCTAAAGAAACCACGAAGTTCAGGCGGTAAAACTTTACCTGCATTCTCAGGATCTTCTAAAAATGCTTTTCTTGCAGCTCCAATAGATGCGTTTTCATTTTTTAATGTTTGAAAAAACTCGTTACGTCTTGATACCAAAGATAATTTGTTTGTGCCTGTTAAGATAGTTTGCATAGGATCTTGTATCTTACCTAACACTTCATCAAACACAGGTTTAACAGAATCAGTTAGTGCATCTAACGGTACAGTTGTTCTGCCTACACCAATTTTTTCTATGTCAGATATTGTAGAATTGTTAACAAAGAAATCAGGTACGTTAAAATAAACACCCGATGTTTCATCTGCTCTAGTTGCAATTTTTCTTGCAGGTCTAGCAGAATCAATAACTTTACTTACATAATATTCTGCTTCTTCTTTTGTAATCGGTGTGCCTTTTGCTTCTGCTGCTTCTCTAAATACTTTAACAGTTTTTTCTACAGCTTCTGCTGATGGTTTGTAATTAAACAAAGGTATAAGTGAGTTGTTTCTAAACACATCGTATGTTGCACCAAGATA